GGCAGCTATAGAAAGAATCTGCGCCTTTTCTAACTCCTTCATTTTTAGATCTCATCCTTGATCTCTTCTTCAACGCCGTCAAGGTCTTCCTTAGAAACTTTCTCGATGGCACGAGTCATGCTTTCGATTAGCTTCTTATCTTCTTCCGTCAGCGTCTTAGGAACGAATGGAAGAGTTTCTTCTTTCGTTACTTTCTTTGAGCCAGGAACTTCATGCTTGACTTTAATCTCAAGTTTCTGTGGTGTTGACTTTTCTTTTTGTGCTTGCTTAGCTTGATTGTTAGCAGCTTTCATCTCAGCGTCTTGCTGCATCTGTTGCTGCTGCATCTGCCCTTGCATTTGCTCTTCGTCTGCTGCGGCTTGAACTTCGCCCTCAGCAGCCATCTGCTTATCCATCTCCTTCATCTCGTCTTCAGTCTGACGAAGGACGTTCTTACGAATCCACTCTACTGAGTAATACTTACCAGCATATGCGTCAACGACACCAAGAACAGCAAGACGATTATTCATCATGTCTTGCTCTTTGATTTCAGCGTAGTAGTTATCGCGCTGGAAATCATACTTGATATCTTTCTTCATATCCTTCCACTCTTCGCGGGTCATTACACCCTTGAGGAGAAGCTGGATTTCAAGTAGATAATCGAATAGATGTGTAAAGCGATCGCGCAGACGCTCAACGAACTTGGCATACTTTACTTCGTCGCGTGTGATTTCACCTGAACGACCAAGCGAGAACTGACCGTCTGGTTCGAGACGCGAGATAGGAACTGACAGAGACTTGTAGAGCTTCTTGCGGAAGTAATCTACGTCATCCATCTGCCCAAGATTCTCACCGCCAGGCAGCGTGGTAATTTCTGTACCACGTCCACCCTCGCGGCGTGGGAGCCAATAATCGTCGAGCATGGTCATGAACTTACGAGCGTCTTTGATTTCGCCGTTGTTCGCATCATAGACCAGACGGTTCTTGTGACGAACCATCATGTCGCGAACATACTGTTCAGCTTTTGCTTTGGGAAGATTACCAACGTCGATGTAGAAGATACGACGCTCGGGAGCGCGCGCGAGACGATAGATAACTACCGCGTCTTCGAGCATGCGCAACTGATTAAGTGGCTTAATCGCTTTATGAAGATGCGAAAGAACCATGCGATTGCGAGCGTCAAGCAAACCGCTGTGAACGTAGCAGATAGCATCCTTCGAAATCTTTACGCCCTGTGTGAGTGTACCAGACGAAAGACCTGCTGGATTGAAGAGATAGTATTCTTCGTATGGAGGAGCAATCAACTTAGAGTTCTGTCCAACGACTGGCGTTCTCTTGATTGGCTGACGAATCTTGCGGATACGACGAGGATCGATGTAACGCAGCTCTTGGATACCCTTGCGAGGCTGAGCTGTGTCAATCATGATGTGATAGAACAGACGACCGTCGATATACCAACGACGGAAGATTTCATAAGCCATGCTGTTAAAGTCGAGCAGAGTTAGAATTTCATTGAACTCTTCTTCGATTCGCTTCTTAATGCTGTCTGGCTGTTCTAGCTTGTCGAGATTGAGTGAGACTGGATCATCATGTTCATTTGAGATGATGGCTTCATTAACAACGTCATCGACAGCAGACTCGCACTCTGGATACATCGACATTTCGCGATATCGAGTTACGAGTTCTGCTTCGTTCTTAGCTGTACCTTCTAGATCAACATACGTTCCATATGCGCCACCAGGCGCGACTTCCATCGCGCCGTCAAGATTAGGAGGTGGGGCAAATGAAGGGATTTGGACTGCTTGCTTTTCAGCAACGTCGTTGTCCCTTCCAATGCGGAAGCCAAATAATTCAATCGCCATTAATTTTCCTTCAACTTAATTTATAACAAAACGGCGATCAAATTACTCGTTGATCACCCTACCGTTAACGTCAGCGTCAACAGTCCAGTAATCGTAGGCAAACTCTACAGTGAATTCTTCGATAGCATCAGTTGTTTCCCAATTCAGTTCGATGTTACCGACGTTTACTGGGAAGATGTTAATGAATGAATATTCGCGAGTTGGAATAGCAGCATCGCCTGATGTAGTACCGCCAGCGAACACGCCCGTCTTAGCATAGTGACGAACTGTAGCTGTTGTGCGATACGAAGCGAGACCCTGCTCAGTGATTACTGATGGATTACGAAGATTGTTTTCGTGTGAGTTGATGTATGAGCTCCAGAGTTCGAAAGCGTTACGAACCAGGAAGTCTTCATCATTGAGAACTGTAACCGTCCAGTTTTCGAATGTACGGTTACCAGCCATCTTTACCTTACGACCAAAGTAAGGGACTTCGATAGTGCCTACTGAAGATGTTGGAATCGAAGTAGCTTTACATACGAACGTAAATTGCTGTTCAGCTGTTGGCTCTGCGATACCTGCTGGTAGTGTCAAGAACACCTCAAAGAGAGATGCTCTTGCGCCACCATATGGTAATCCTCTTGCGGCGAACGTAGATACATTAAAGGGCATTAGTTTTTCTCCCTATCCTTTCTGATATTTAGTCCGCCGATTAGAACTTTCCTACAACTTCAGTGAAGTCAACACCCGTACGAACTGCTACGAAGTTGAGCTGGATGAAGTTGATCGAACGAGCTGGCTTGATGTAGATATCACCGATGAACTCGTTGCGGTCAATAACTTCTGGCGTATTGTTTGTTTCGTCGCAAACAACGCGGAAGTCTGTGATACCACGACGACCCTGAACGTCACGCAGGAATGGTTCTACAAGAGCCTTGAACTGAGCACGAGTGAACGCATCGTTGAACTCGAACAGAGTATACTTGGCTGCTGTAGCGATTGCCTTTTCCAGAACAATGAACAGACGACGAACGTTGATGCGATCGAAAGCTGATGGCTTTGTCAGCAGCGTCTTATCGCCAAACAGAATCGTTCCTTCACCTGGGAATGTGGTGATTGGATTGATACCGTTCTTGTAGAGAACGTCGCGTTCGCTCTTGTTAGGATTGAATGCTAGCTTGATCACGTTCTTGATCTGACCGCGATTGTATCCAGCTGGTGAGTACCAAGGATCACGCTCGATATCCGTACGAACCATTGTACCAGCAGTGTCGCCATTGCAAGGAACGTAACGGAAACGATCAGAATACTTGTCGTACTGATATTTCCATCCTGAGTCGATAATGGCATAAGAAGTTGATGGCAACAGATTACGGAAAGCTACGATATCATCTACTTCTGAACCAGCATATCCGCTGTTGTTAACAACGTCGGCCTCGCGTGGCGAAAACACAGCAATACAATCTTTACGATACTCTGTAATGTTGTTGATGATGTGAACTGGAACTGTTGAAGTTGACTGTCCGCCACCAAGAATCAGAGATACGTCAACATCTTCCGATGAACGGAACTTGTTGTATCCGTTGATATAATCTCCTGGACGAGGCGAAGCACCATCACGACCATTGCACAAATTCGTACCAACTGGTCTAGACTGCGTACCAGTACCAAAGTTAACTCGCGCGCTAACATTTTTACCTGCATTCGTAACACCAGAAATGTGAGCAGCCCACCAAACCCAACGTGAGTTCTTATTGATGTAATTTCTATAATTGATGTTTGTTCCATTTTCAGACTTAACATCTGAACCCTTAGAAAGGTTTGGAAACACTTCAAGAATAGTGTTGGCTGTGCCTGTGATACCACCAGTTCTATCTGCTACGACGATGTGCATTTCATCGTTTGAGCTTCCATAACGTGAAGCTTCATCTGAAGTACCAGGCGCTGATGGGAAATAATCAAAGAATTCCCAACGACGAGTTACGTTAGTGAGCGTTGAAATTGATGTATTACCAACATATTTAGACTGCAGAGTGATCTGACGACCATTCGCTGCAATAGAACCAATCTTTACGATTGATCTATCTGGACCAGCTACAATAATATCACCAACTGTAAGTTTGCTTGCGATATTGGCTGTTGATGTCACAGTTGTGCTGTTGTTTGAGAACGTGATGGTTCCTGTTCCAGCAGAAGTTGCTGTATACCAACCATACTTCGTTGAAGTAACAGCCACAGTGCCATTAGAACCAGCAGATGTACCTTGCGCTCCAGCTTCAACTGTGATTGTTACGGTCCAACCAGTTGTTACGCTTGCAGAAGTGTTTGAAGAAACACGAGCAGTAACTTTTCTTTGCTTTGTTCCATTAAAAATCAAATAGTCATTTGTATTAATTTGGCTTATTAGATTAGATGAAGCCACTTTTGATTTCGTATTAGCTGTGATACTTGAGATATTTCCGTTAGCAGCAGTTACAATCGTGAACACGGTAGCAGAAAGACCGGCGCTATTAGCAGCAGTAAGCGTAGTTCCACCAAGAATAAAACCACGAGTTGTTGTTCCGCTCAACGTGCTTTCAAACGCATTAGCTGTTGGGCAAACTGAAATACGAACAGAGTCACC